AAAGAGCAGCGAAGGCTGCGGCCGATAAGGCAAAGGCTATTAAGGCAGCAGCCGATAAAGCAAAGGCTGCAGCAGACAAAGCAGCGGCTGCTAAAGCAGCGGCTGACAAAGCAGCAGCAGCGAAGGCTGCGGCTGATAAAATAGCGGCTGCTAAAGCCGCAGCAGATAAAGTAAAGGCTGCTAAAATAGCAGCAGCAGCAGGCGCAGCAGCAGTAGCAGGCAAAGTAATAACAGATAAAAACGCGGCAGACGCACAAGCAGAAGCGGACGCACAGGCGGCAGCGGATGCACAAGCAGCGGCTGACGCACAAGCGGCAGCGGATGCACAGGCAGCAGCCGACGCAGCAGCAGCGGCAGCAGCGGGCGGCGGAGGCGGCGGCGGCGGTGACGGCGGTGACGGCGGTGACGGCGGTGACGGCGGTGACGGTGACGGCGGTGGCGGTGACGGTGACGGCGGTGACGGTGACGGCGACGGCACAGATGAACCTCCTGGAGACCCAACTGTAGTAGTACCACCTCCTGCGGATGACCCTAATAAAAGAACACTAGGATTTGAGACATTTAAGAACACTCTTGCTCTCTTCTTTGGTTTAGAAGAAATGAATAAACCTTGGGTACTGGCACTTTATGGTTCAGTATCTGGATTCTACAATAGTGGTTCAACTATTGATGAGTCCCTTAATCTTTCATTACAAGAAGTAAGAACCAACCCAGTGCTAAAACCTTTTACAGACCGCTTTAGCGGAGTCTATGCTTTAACAGATAGACTTCGTGGTGGCGAAGCAATTGAAGTACCGACTATTGCAGAATACTTCAAATCAGAATCTGCAATGGGTGATGTTCTTCGTGCTGCTGGTATGGGTGAACTTGCCAACCAAAACTTCCTTGGTGGAGTTATTGGACTAGGCAAGTCAGTTCTTGAAGTAACCAACTTAATTACAGATACATTTGACAGAATTGACAACGCCCCATCTGCCCTTAAGGCAGACCTAGCCGCAGGCTTCCCAGGAGCAGATAGAACATCTATTGCTAAGGCAATGCTCCTAGGCAAGGAAGGCGCTGCTGAATTAACTAAGAAGGTTAAGCAAATTAGCGTTCAGTCTGCAGCAAAGACACAGGGTGTAACAGTTAGCGACCTAGTTAGTGGAGACATTGCTGGACAGGGTTATGACTACAACAAGTCACTAACTGATTTCCAGACAGTGAAGCAATTAGAACGTGGTCAATCATTAGGTCGTATGAGCAATATTGACTTCACGCAACAAGAAGCAATTGCTTCCACATTCCAATCAAATGCTGCAGCAGCAGAAAAGATTAGAAGGATTACAGAAGAAGAAGCCAATAGATTTAGCGGTTCTTCTGGAAGACTCGCCTCAAAAGATAGAGCCCAAGGCTTAATCTAAAATAGAATCCTGAACGGACCCATCGGCCCCGTCAGCGTATTAGACCGATAGCAAGAGCCAACCTAGTTCCCCGACTAGCAATTGAGGCTTGCGACTACAACGAATAGAAGGGTGGTTGCTATGAGCAACAACTACTGGGATGACGAAGACGAAGAACTAGATACCGATACCATTACTGGTAACGAAAGCGGAAGTGACCTCTTAAAGAAGTTACGGAAGGCTAAGCGTTCTGATGAAAAACGTATCAAGGAACTCACCGAGCAACTCGAGACTTTGTACATTGGCCAAAGTGAGAGAATCGTCAAAGAAACCCTAGAAAAGAAAGGTGTGAATCCTAAAGCAATACGACTAATCCTAAAAGACTTGGATGAAGTTAGCGAAGAGTCAGTTAATAACTGGCTCGATGATAACGCAGACTTGTTTGGATTAGAAGTTCGCCAGGATGCACCCGAAGTAAACAGCCAAAATCGTGCGGCATTACGCCAGCAAGACTTGGTTACTCAGGGTGCAATAACACCTGACCGAGCCGAAGATATGGCGATGAGAATTCAGAATGCGGAATCCGCAGAAGAAATCATCAATATGATTTACGGTTCTTAAACCAATCATAGTTCTAACTACAACAAAAGGAAATAACCTAAATGGCTAACGCATACGTATCCACTGCTTCCGATAACCTCGGCGGCACAGCGGGTTCTGCTGGTTTAGTACAGAAGGCTTATGACCGACTTCTTGAATTTGCTCTACGTTCAGAGCCACTAATTCGTTCAGTCGCAGATAAGCGTCCTGCTAAGCAATCAGTCCCAGGTTCAACAGTAGTGCTACAGCGCTACGTTGACCTATCAGCAGCAACAACTGCTCTTACAGAAACAACAGACCCAGATGCAGTAGCAATGTCTACACCAACATCTGTTACTATTACTCTTAACGAGTATGGTAACTCTGTTCTTGTAACACGTGCTTTGGAACTCTTCAGCCTCGCTGATGTAGACCCAGCAATTGCTAACATCATTGCATTCAACCTAGCAGATTCAATTGACTCAGTAGCGATGGCAACATTGCGTGCTGGAACAAACGTAATCTACTCAGGTTCAACTGCAACATCAACAGCAACAATTACTGCTGCTGCAACACTTTCTTCTGCTAACATCCGCAAGGCTGTTGCAAAGTTGCGTGCAGGCAAGGCAGTTGCCCGTAAGGGTTCACTATACTGGGCTGGACTTCACCCAGAAGTATCACACGACCTACGCGCCGAAACAGGCTCAGCAGGTTGGTTGCTACCAAACCAATACGGTTCATCACAGGACCGCATCTGGGCGGGAGAAATTGGTACATACGAAGGTGCATACTTCGTAGAGTCACCACGTTTGTACAATGCTACAGACGGAGCATCATCTGCTCGTAACTACCGCACAATCATCGCAGGACAGCAAGCACTTGCTGAGGCAGTTGCCGAAGAGCCACATGTGGTTATCGGACCTGTCGTTGACAAGTTGATGCGTCACCGCCCAATGGGTTGGTACGGCGTACTAGGCTTTGCTCGCTACCGCGAAGAAGCACTATACCGAATCGAATCAGGTTCATCAATCGCATAGTTGATTGACGGTTGAGCAGGGGGAGAAATCTCCCTGCTTGGCAGTAAATCCATTAGAAGGAGTAACATGGCAAACTGGACATTCACAACACCATATGTACTAGAAGGTCCATCGGGTGGACACAGGTTGTTTTACTTTGCCAATCTGCGCAAAGGCATTACAATTGTAAAAAGTGATGGAGAGTACTACCAGACACGTTATCCAGTAGATGAAGACTTACTTGAATATCAGGAAGTTTATCGTGGTGGGTACGAGCACACGGTAGATGATGCAACAAAGGCAGCACTAATTGCAGGGGGCGTAGATGTTACAGAAGGAAACTTTACAGCACAGTGAATGTGACCACATTACAAAAGTAGTAACGTGGGGATATAACTTAATAGATGGCGACATGGTTTCATATGTAGCAATGTACGGATGTACTAAATGCGATGAAATATCAGAGAATCCATTCATATCAGAAGATTTCAAGGCAGTAGACCACACCAAATGTGGCGGTCCATATGAGTGCTTTGGATGCAAGGCTAAAGGTCTACAACTTAATACTGGAGACGCAACAAGAGACATTTCTGACAAGAAGTGGACATCAGAGTTAGAGTCATACAGAGATGCTAGAGCGCAAGGAATGCAACCAGGAGGCACAACACGTGCTCATGTGGAAGCAGCATATACAGCATCTGAGACTATAGGTAAAGCCTATAACTCGGAAACAATGCCTAAAGCGCATCAGATAACTAAAAAAACCGCCGAAGTAATGAAAGAGATTGGACAAGTATAATGCCAGTAGTAGAAGGTAAGAAGTTTCCTTACACAGCAGCGGGTATGAAGGCTGCTAAAAAAGCATCAAAGAAGCATGAGAAAAAAGAAGGCAAAGTAGAGCGTATGATTGAATATGGTCCTAAGAAGGTAGCGAAGAAAGCAGTTGTCAAGAAGACCGTCGCTAAGCGCGTGGCAAAGAAGACAGCAGTAGTTCGCAAGAAGGGCATGTAATTATGGCTGACGACCGTAAATATAAAACTACTAAAGGCGCCAAGAAAAAAGTAGACCGAATGTCAGAAAAAATTCTAAAAGATTTTGGATTTAATCCTCCAAAAACTAAGGTAGCACCAACCCCTAAGGCAAAAGCCAAGAGAGGCATGTAATCATGGCAGGACTAGAGATTTCACTTCCAGGTGGAGGCAGCAAGAATAGCAAGACTGGAAAGATTACCCCACCAAAGCCAAAGAAGACCCCTGCTCCAACTCAGATGACTCCTCAACAGTACGATGCTTTATTGAGAAAAGCCCTTGCTGATGCAAAGAAGCAGGCAGCAAAGAAGAAGAAATGAAAGACTCAAGATTAACTCGGGCTGGAGTAGCAGGCTTTAACAAGCCTAAGAAAACTCCAAGCCACCCTACTAAGTCACACGTTGTTGTGGCTAAGGTAGGTAGCCAGATTAAGACCATACGTTTTGGACAACAAGGCGTTTCTGGCTCACCTAAAACGGCTGGGGAAACAGCAGCCAATGCAGCACGAAGAAAGTCTTTCAAAGCAAGACACGCAAGTAATATATCCAAAGGAAAACTAAGTGCCGCATATTGGGCAGACAAGGTGAAATGGTAAAATGGCAACAGAATCAAACACAGGCGGTAAGAAGACTCTTCCAAAGCGCCCAGCAGGCAAGTACCCTAAGGGTGGCGGAAAAGGTATGTCAGGCGATGCACTAGTTGGTAGAGTGTCTCAGAAGACAATCGATGATATTAAGAAGTTAGGCATGACAAAGGCCCTAGAACTTGCTGGCAAAAACGGCAGCACGGCTGGCGGACTAGCACGCGAGTTCCAAGAAGGTGTACGTCGTATGTATGGCGCAAAGCGTCTTGAAGCCGCTAAGGCAACATATGCACCAAAGGCAAAGCCAGCAACCAAAGCAGTAACAAAGCCAGCACCTAAACCAAAGGCTAAGTCAGGTTCATCTATGGCTGACAAGGCTAAAGTTGTTGGCGGAACAGCAGCAGCAATTGGTTTGCTTGCATTAGGTAAGGGCAAAGGCGCGAGCGCAGCATCAAAGTTGTCACCAGCAGTTGGTAAATTTGCAAAGTCTGGCGTTGGCCAGGCTATCTTTGGTACAGGCGAAAAAATTTCTACTAAGGCTTTTTCGACCACAGGTCGCGTTACTGCCAAGGCTGGTAAGCCAGTATCTCAGACGCAATACGATGCAATGAAGGCAGCAGCAAAGGCTAAAGGCATTAAGTTACCTGCCGCTGCAAAAGCAACAGCAACTAAGGCTAAGCCTGCTGCAAAGGCAACCAAGGCTAAGCCAAAGAAGCCTCTATCAAAGGCTGCAATCTTTGGCGCATCAGGCGCATATAACGAAACAAAGCCAAAGACAAAGACAAAGTAATTAGAAAAGGTGGGGACAATGGCACAAGAAACAGTATCAATTGCATGGTGTGACAATGGTATGGTTGACGGCAAGTTTATGCAAGGCGTTACAGACGTTATGCTTAAATCTGACATCAACTTTACCTCCACCCTAAGAAGTCAAGGCAATCAGATTGCTAGACAGCGTGAAAAGATAATTCGTTATTGGTATGAGAACAACACCTCAGAGTGGCTACTCTGGGTTGATTCAGATGTTGTTATTAGTCCAGAAAAGTTTAGACTTCTGTGGGACAACAAGGATGTGGCAGAACGCCCTATTCTTACTGGAGTTTATTTTACAACAGACACACCAGAAGAGCCTCTGATGATTCCAATGCCAACTATCTTTAACTTTGCAGAAGCAGAAGATGGTGTGGTTGGTATCAAGAGAGTTCACCCAATGCCAGAGAACAAACTTATTAAAGTTGAGGCAGCGGGTATGGGATTTGTTCTTATGCACCGAAATGTAATTGACAAGATTATTGAAGCAGTTGGCAACGAGATTGCTATCTTCAATGAAATTGGAACTGGTAAGTCATTTATGGGTGAAGATATCTACTTCTTTGCTCTAGTTGGCAAAGCAGATATTCCAGTATACTGTCATACAGGTGCGGTAGTTCCTCATATGAAACGATTCTCATTTGATGAGCATTACTACAAAGCATTCTTTGGCGGAGTTAAAGAAGAAAAGAAATCTAATTTAGTACTACCAAAGCGTTATACGAAAGGTTAATAATGGCACTAGGCAAAGCAGGAAGCAGTTTAACAGCAGAACTTAACAGGCTCGCTGGAATAACCGATGTAGCAAAATATCTAGACGAACAAGGCGCGGCTAACGCTTGGGCTGGAACTACTGGACTTGCAACTGTTGGAGCCTTGAACATTAAAGCATCTTCTTCACGCACACGTGACAAGTTCAAAGACATAGATGGTATCTGTAATGAACTAGCATCAACTACAGGATTAGCAGCACCTGCTGCCCTAAGGAGCATCAACGCATGACAATTACTTTAGAGAACATGATTGATGAAGTTCTTATTAACCTTGCTGGTTACACTATTCAGCAAGACAGAGCGACCTATCTCAAGACTGCGGTAACTACAACAACCTCATCAAGTGCCTCTCCACTTATCTTGTCTCTTGGTTCTACTGAATCTGTAGGTAAGGGTATTGTTGAGATTGACGAAGAGTTGTTATGGGTTGACTCATATGACCGTATCTCTAATACGGCAACCATCGCCCCTTACGGACGCGGATACCTAGGTTCTACTGCTGATACGCACCTTGCTGACAAGAAGGTCACTATTAGCCCAACCTTCCCACGTCACTCAGTCAAGCGTGCAATAAACGATACTATTCGTTCACTTGGGTCTAGCATCTTTGCTCTCAAGTCAACATCATTTACATTCAATGCAGCAACAACAACATACGCGTTTAACAACTTAAACATTAAGAACATTATTACAGTATCATGGGAATCAATCGGACCGTCTAAAGAGTGGGTCCCAGTTCGTCGATATGATTTTGATTCAACTGCAGATTCTACAGCCTTTGGTGCTAATGCACAGACTATTACTTTTGGTGAGTATCCTATCTCTGGACGCAAGGTACGCATAGTCTATGCAACAGACCCAGAGTCATTTACCACTAACTCACAAGACTACTCAACACAAACTGGCTTGCCAGAATCAACAAAAGATGTAGCAATCCTTGGAGCAGCGTATCGTCTATTGACATACCTTGACCCAGCACGCGCAGCAATGGTTAGCCCTCAGGCTGACGAGACGGATAGCAAGCGACCTTATGGTGCATCTCAAAGTGCAACTAAGCAACTGTATGCACTTTACCAGCAACGCCTTAACGAAGAAACAAAAGCACAGCAACAGAACTACCCGCCTCGAGTTCATTTCTCCCGCCGATAGGAACCTAAATGACAGTTAGAAAATACTCATCCCGTTCTCAGCAAACAACCCTGAGTTCTCCAATCACATCAACAGCAACTACTATGAGTGTTGTCAACGGTGCATCTGTTATGGGTGGAAAGACGTTGACAGGTACTCAAACATACACGGTTGTTATTGACCCAGATACAGCGCTAGAAGAAATTGTTGACGTTACGGTTTATTCCTCTGGCAACACATTAACAATTACTCGCGGTATTGATGGGCCTACACCTGGCACAGGCGTGGCTCACTCAGCAGGTGCTGTAGTCCGACACATGGCAATTGGTCGTGACTACCAGGAAGCCAACGACCACATTGAAGATTCAACTGGCGTACACGGTATTACGGACACTGCAGCCTTAGTAACACTTACAGGCTCACAGACTCTTACTGGCAAAACTTTAACTAGCCCTACTCTTACAACTCCAGCCCTTGGTACTCCAGCATCTGGTGTTTTAACTAATGCAACTGGTCTTCCAGTTTCAACTGGTGTCTCAGGTCTTGGTACAGGAGTCGCAACGTTCCTCGCTACTCCATCTAGCGCAAATCTTGCTGCTGCTTTAACAGATGAGACTGGTAGTGGAGCAAATGTATTTGCTACAAGCCCAACAATCTCTAGCCCAACTATTACAGGTACTGGTGCTATCGCAGGTACATTTACAGGTAACCTAACTGGCAATGTAACTGGTAACGTATCAGGTACTGCTGGTTCTGCAACAGGAAACGCAGCAACCGCAACAGCGCTTGCAACTGCTCGTACATTCCAATTAACTGGAGATGTAGAAGCAAGCGGAGTTACTTTTGATGGCACTGGTAACGTAAGTCTTACAACCGTAATTGGTACTGGGGCTATCGTCAACGCTGATGTTAATGCCGCAGCAGCAATCGATAAGACTAAGATTTCTGGCACAGCAGTTACAGTTGCCGATACTGGTACAGTAACATCTACTATGATAGCAGATGGAGCAATTGTAAATGGTGATGTCAACTCGGCAGCCGCTATCGCTTACAGCAAGTTAAATCTCAACAGTTCTATTACATCAGCAGATATTGTTGATGGAACTATTGTTGCTGGTGATATTGCTAATGGTACAATTACTGCAGCAAAGTTAGTCGCTGACCCTTATGCTCGCGCTAACCACACTGGTACTCAACTAGCAGCAACTGTCTCAGACTTTGACACGCAAGTTCGCACATCTCGTTTAGACCAGATGGCTGCACCTACTGCATCAGTTGCACTTAATTCTCAAAAGATTACAGGACTTGGTACACCTACTGCTAATACTACAGATGCTGCAACAACTGCGTATGTAGATACTGCTGTAGCAAATCTTGTTAACTCAGCCCCTGGCACACTAGATACACTTGGTGAGATTGCAACAGCAATCCAAGCAGGTGGTTCAGTCTTTGATGCTATGGTACTCAAGGCTGGTTCAACTATGACAGGTGCATTGGTTCTCAATGCAGACCCATCAGTTAACCTAGGTGCTGCTACTAAACAGTATGTAGATACAGTTGCAGGTTCTGCAACCGCTGCTGCAGCAAGTGCAACGGCTGCTGCTGCTTCATACGATTCATTCGATGATAGATATCTAGGTGCTAAGTCATCAAACCCAACTTTAGATAATGATGGCAACGCTCTAATTACTGGCGCTATATATTTTAATACTGTATCTGCTGTAATGCTTGCCTGGTCAGGTACTGCGTGGGTTTCTATTTCCTCATCTGCTGAAATCTATCGCTACAAGTTTATTGCTGTAGGTGGAGAAACATCTGTATCAGGTGCTGATGCATCTTCTCAGACTCTTTCATACATTGCTGGTAAAGAACAGGTATACCTTAACGGTGTGCTTTTAGTTCGTGGTACAGACTACACAGCAACTAATGGCACAAGCATTACAGCCTTAGCAGCACTTGTTGTTAATGATGTACTAGAGGTTATTACCTTTACTGCACTAAGCGTAGTAACTGACATACCTCAGTCTGTAGTAGATGCTAAGGGTGACTTAGTTGTAGGTACTGCTGCTGACACAGTAGGCAGACTTGGTGTTGGAACTAATGGGTATGTACTTAAGGCTAACTCAGCCACAGGAACAGGACTTGAGTGGGCTGCAGAAACAGACCAAACACCACTTACCACAAAAGGTGATTTATTTACTTTCAGTACAACTGATGCACGCCTAGCAGTAGGCAACAACGGCGAGACTCTCGTAGCAGATAGTTCCGCTACAACAGGCTTGCGCTATACCGCTGGAAATGCACAAGGCAATCCAGTTCTAAACTCTGCGTTTCAGATTTGGCAGCGTGGTACTACTTCAACTACTGCAAATAGTTATGCAACCGCAGACCGCTGGTATCAGTATAGAGGTGCTGCTACTGCTTCCTGGTCACAGGTAACAACTGGGCTGCCAACAGGTTTTCAATATGCGATGAAAGTGCAGCGCACTGCTGGTCAAACTTCAACTGATGGTATTGCTATTAATCAAGTTCTTGAAACAGTTAATTCAATTCCTTTTGCTGGCAAGACTGTAACTTTATCTTTTTATGCTAAGGCTGGAGCGAACTATTCTCCAACAAGTAGTGCTTTAGCAGTTCGCGGATACACAGGAACAGGAACAGACCAAGCCGCTGGAACTTTTGGTACTTGGACAGGTTATGCAGAACCAATTTCAGGTTCAGCAACTTTAACAACAACTTGGACAAGGTTTACATTTACAGGAACTTTTGCAAGCACTGCAACTCAATTTGGTATGGTGTTTTATTTATTTGGTACTGGAACTGCTGGAGCAGATGATTCTTACCAAATCACAGGCGTTCAATTAGATGTTGGAAGCGTGGCTTTACCTTTCCGTACCTATGCAGCAACAATCCAAGGCGAATTGGCTGCTTGTCAGAGGTACTACCAAAAATCATTTGACCAAGGAACTACACCAGCAAATGCAGCATCACCAAATGGACAAGTCTATTACACAAGACAAGCAGCAAGCGGAAATGTTGAGCCAACTGCTTGGGTAAAACTTTCTCCATCCATGAGAACCGCGCCATCGGTAACTTTGTATAATCCATATTCTTCAAGTCCCGCTGGTCAATGGTCGGATGGCTCAACGGCATCTGCAAACGCTAGGACAATCAACGGCAGTGACAGCGGCTTTACTATTGATAATACCGATGTTGCTTATTCAACTACTAATTTTGCAATCCAATATGCAGCAAGTGCGGAGTTATAAAATGGAATACACATACGAAATTATTACAGCAAAAAATGCAAGCACATTAAAACGCACTGATACTAATGGTGAAGTTACTTGGATTCCAATTAACGAAGCCAACTCAGACTACCAACGCTATCTAAACCCAGAAGCGGAACAATCCACACCGAACCTACCAATCGGAGGTAGTAACTAATGACTAAAGCCCGTGACCTAGCCAATGCTTCAACTGCATTATCGGCTGTATCAGCAACTGAACTGGCATTTGTAGATGGTGTTACCTCTGCTATCCAGACTCAGATAGATACAAAGTTAGCATCTACTACAGCAGCAACAACATATCAGGCAATCAATGCTAACGTATCTACTACTGAACTTGGATACCTTGATGGTGTTACGTCTGCCGTTCAAACTCAGTTAAACCAAAAGCCAGAAGTAGTTGCAGGCAAGAACGCAGTCATTAATGGTGGTATGGATATTTGGCAGCGCGGTACTTCTGTTGCAGTTTTAGGCGGCCAAGTTGGTTATGTTACTGACCGCTGGCAAGTGCAAAGCGCGGGTGCAAGTGTTAGTACAACAACTACACGCCAAGCCACAAGTGACACAACAAATCTGCCTTTTATTCAATACTGTGCAAGAGTGCAACGCGATAGCGGTATTACCGCTAATGGGTTTATTTCTTTTCAACAATCTTTGGAAACAGTAGAAACAATTCCTTTTGTTGGTAAAACAGTTACCCTTTCTTTTTATGCGAGGGCAGGCGCTAATTATTCTAATGCTTCCAATGGTTTGGGATTCCAATTAAGAACTGGCACGGGAACAGACCAAAATGTTACTTCCTTTACTGGCGTAGCAAATCCAATATCTACTTCAGTAACTCTAACTACAACTTGGCAGCGCTTTACAGCATCAGTTACTTTAGCAACAACTATTACTCAACTTGGATTAAACTTTTATTCTTTAACAACTGGCACTGCTGGTGCAGCGGATTACTTTGAGATTACTGGAATTCAATTAGAAGTAGGCACAGTAGCCACACCATTCAGACGCGCTGCTGGAAATATCCAAGGTGAACTTGCTGCTTGCCAGCGGTACTTCTACAACCTAGGCGGAGATAGTGCTTACGCTACTTTGCCAACTGGATATGCAAACTCAACTACCCAATTCCAAATTCCATTTGCTTTCCCTGTAGAAATGCGAACTACACCATCAGTTTCAATTTCTGGAGTATGGAGAAATTTTGGACCTGGCGCTAGTTCTACGCTTATCACTTCGGTTACTTCATATTTAGGAAGTAGAAAAGTAACTGGGCTAGAAGTAAATACTACTGGAATTACAAATAACGCAGTAATGACTATGAGAGCAGATAACGATTTAACCGCAAGAGTGAGTTGGAGCGCAGAACTATGAGATATGAAATAGACGAACGACCAGACTGGACAAACATTATTGCAACTGATGATAATGGCAATGTGTTATGTATCCCAGTTGACCCAGGCAATTCTGACTATCAGCGGTACCTACGCTGGTTAGAGAATCCAAACGCAGAAGTAGCAGCACCACCAACCGAATAATTAAGGAGCAGCAATGGCTGGCAGAGATATAACCGAAGGTGATAGCGGTGTCTATAGTTCCTTTGATGGCAGCGGTATATCAACTGTTGCCCGTGGTGTTGCTGATATTGGTATTGTATCAACTACTAACACTTGGCAAAATACAGATGTTGCCTATGATGTAGCAGTTGGTGGACTTCCGTTCATCTATGCAATCAATGACTCACGCCCATACATCCGACAGACTGCGCCCTTTCGCAAGGACCAGTTTGATAACGGACAAGAACCAGGTGAGCAATCTTTAACTGGCTGGTGGATTCGTTCACAGATGTCATTCCACTCTGGAACAGGCATTAAGTTTTTTGACCCTGCAACTACTGATGAGATTGGTCATTACCGTTTCGCTGATAGTAAAGGTGTAGATGTCTGGACAAAGGGTCAAGTTACACTACTTAAGCAAACATTAAACATGACTGGTGTTACTACTGGTACTTACAAACTGTTATCTATAGTAGATGGCTCAACAAATAAAATACTTGGTTGGACTCCAGCAGGTACAACTATTAATAACTACACTGCTAGTGGAACTACTGTTGCTTATACACACGTAACTGGTATAACACAACCACTTGATACTGCTATTCTTGCTGTTGCAACAGATGGTACTAACTTATTTATTGCTGACAATGACCACATCTACACAGGACCTATCTCTACACCTACTGCTGGTTACTCTCGTTACTATGATACTGGTAGCGAAAAAGTAGTATTAGGTTGGGTAAAGCAACGTCTTGTTGCATGTATTGGTGCATCTGTTTATGAATTAACTAGTGCCAAGGGCTCGCATCATGTTCTGCCTGCTACGCCTGTATATACACACCCTAATGCTGACTGGACTTGGACTTCCATCTCTGAAGGTGGCTCTGCTATTTATGCTGCTGGATACGCTGGGACAACATCAGCAATCTATAAGTTTACATTAGCATCTAACGGTTCTATGCCAGTACTCACATCAGGAGTAATTGCAGCACAATTACCTATTGGTGAGTATGTTAATAAGATTGAATCTTACCTAGGCTACTTAGCAATTGGAACAAACAAGGGTGTACGCGTAGCGGCAATATCAGATACTACTGGAGACTTAACTTACGGTCCTTTAATTATTGAAGCAGAAAACACTGGCCTTGACTTTGCCTTTAGAGATACATTTGTATGGGTAACTGGAAGCATCGATGGATACGCTGGTCTATATAGAATTAACCTTGCTAACGAACTAGAAACTCTACGTTTTGCTTACGCTACAGATGCATACCTTGATGGAGCAACAGGATACGCAACTAGTGTTGACTTCATTGGAAATACTAATCAGATAGCCTTTACTACATCTGGTAGTAACGGCATCGTTATTCAATCTGCTACAGACCTAGCAACAACTGGATACATTACAACAGGAAACATTCGATATGGAACTCTTGAGCCTAAGAACTTTAAGCGATTAGTCGCCAGAGGTGAGTTTAATTACGGTTCAATGACTCTTGAAACCATTGACAAAGATGGAAACGAATATGACCACATATCTTATGATGCAGTAATCTCACCAATTGAAATTGGAACTGAGCGTCCAGATACCGCCCAAGAGTATGTAGCCTATAAGTTTATCCTATCCCGTGATGCAACAGATACGACCAAAGGTCCTACATTTAAGGGATACCAAGCCAAGGCAACTATTGCTACTCCACGCCAACGCATTGTGCGCTTCCCCGCATATTGCTTTGATGTTGAAACAGATAGATTTAATACTGTAGTTGGATACGAAGGTCGGGCATCTGACCGAATCCAATTGCTAGAAGATATCGAAGAAACAGGCGATGTCATTATTTGGCAAGACCTAACAACTGGCGAATCTCGTCAGGCAGTAATCGAGCAAGTTACATTCACCCGCATGACTCCTCCCGATAAGCGCTTTGACGGTTTCGGTGGAGTCCTAGAAATAACAATTAGGACCGTATAATGGAATTGAAAGACTATCTAACAGTGGCAGTTGCCGTCATAGCAATCTTTTCAGCGTTTGCTGGTGGCATCAGGTGGATGGTCAAACATTATCTTAATGAACTTAAACCAAATGGTGGTAGTTCAATGAAAGATTCTATGGCTCGTATGGAAAAACGAATTGATGACTTATACAAATTGATTGCGGAGAAATAAATGAAAGTTGTAAAGCAAGCAAAACCTGCTGCAATAGCAGTCTTACGCCAAGCGACGGCTCTAAAGCCAAATCGCAAGAAAGCCAGTGATGGACTCCTACCCTCTGCTGCTCATCTAAAGCAGAGTCCAACGTCGGACCATAACACAGGTTACGCTGTTGATTTAACGCATGACCCTAAACATGGCATTGATTGCGCAGATATCTTTCAGAAGTTAAAGGAAGATAAGCGAGTCAAGTACCTAATTTTCAAGGGAAAGATTTGGTCTAAAGAGCGAGCCAACGAAGGCGACCGTGAATACACAGGAAGTAATCAACACACAAAGCACCTGCATATCTCCATCAATGAAGGTATGGGCAGAGACACTAGTCCTTGGTTTTGGTGGCTTAACCAGCCTAAGGTTGTTAGCCAGTTAATCGCAACCTTGACACCAATTCCTGCTAAGAAAGCATACAAAACAGAAGTTTGCACCTGCTGTAAATTACACGGGGCAAAGTCCTAATCCTATAGGAGGATACAATGGAACAATTCAAACAACTAGCACTAACTTGGTTCCGTGCTGCCGCTGCTGCGGTTCTTGTCGTCTATATGACTGGCGAGTATAGCGCAAAGACTCTTGCTGCTGCTGCCGTTGCTGGCATGGCTGGTCCAGTCCTTAAATGGCTTGACCCATCCGCAGTAGACTTCGGTCGCGGTTCTAAGTAACCTTATCTAGAGGGCCTAGCAGCCCGATAGAGACAAGAAACCCCCTTACCTTAGTGATTATACTAGGGCGAGGGGGTCTTTTGTCGTTTCTAAAGGTTATTCAAATGCATCTTCTTCTAACTCTTCAAGCCATTGCGTGTATTGCTTCCCACGGATACGAGCCTTGATGTCGTAGTATACTGCTTCTAGTAGGTAGAAGGTTGTAATACCTGCTAGTGCTGCTAGGAACGTTTCTAGAAAGTTAGTCATAGTACTCCTTAGATATAGTATATATACTATCATATAAGGCCGAAGGCCGTTATATAATTACTTACATAACTAAGTATACACAGGCATAACCCAATCGTTGGAAAGCGACGGTCTTGAGACCGCTATGTATAATTGTAACTATGTCAATCAAACTAGAAGAATATACACTACCAGAGCATATGTCCTACTCTGCGTTCACAACCTACTTAACCTGTGGGTACCAATACTACCTCGGTAGACTCCTTAACAAGGAAGAAGCCCCATCCGTCTGGTCTGTTGGAGGCTCAGCGTTTCACTTAGCGTGCGAAAACTACGATAAGGAGAACATGTGACTATAGCAAATACACTATGGGCTACCGCTTGGGATTTATCTAAGGGTGATACCGACCTAACCAATGCTCGCGTTGGTGGTCGTGCCACTAAGGCTAACCCTAACAAGGAAGACCAGACCTTCTGGCAAGTAGCAGGACCCCGTTGGGTCGAAGGCTACATTGCATGGCGCAAGACTAATCCTAGTTGGAAAATCTGGACAGCACCAGATGGCAACCCAGGCATCGAACTTGCCCTAACCCCTGTCGTCAACGACGTACCAGTCAAGATGATTATTGACCGCGTGTTTGAGGTCAATGGAGAACTAGTAATTGTCGACTTAAAGACATCACAAAACACACCAACCAGTAGTCTACAACTTGGCTTCTACAAACTAGGTCTAGAACAGACCTTCGGCATAGAAATCAAGTGGGGTACCTACTACATGTCTCGCGGTAATAACATATCCGAGATGGTAGACCTGTCCGAGTACACTTACGACAAGATGGAATACCTAATCACGCAATTTGACAAAGCACGAAAGAGTGCGATATTCTTGCCCAACACAAACAGTTGTCAGTACATGTGCGGTTTGACAGAGTACTGCCAATTCTCTATTAAGAAGGATAAATAAATGGCCGAAGAATGGAAGTTACAAGTCAACTATAAGTTGGCAACAGGAGACCTTATCAACATTCGCGCTAACAGCGCAGATGAACTAAGCGTCTTACTTGAAGGTATTGGCGATTACGCCACACAGATTCACGCAACACAGCGTTTACTGTCTCAGGCAGGTACCTTAGCCCCCCTGTCGATTACCGATTCCACTACAAGCACAACGCCTCCACCTTACTCAACACCGCCCCAGGCTCAGGCTCCGTCCGCTATGGGAGCACCAGCGCCCGTACAGGGTGGACCGACGTGCCAACACGGGCCTCGCAAGTACAAGTCGGGAATCTCCAGCAAGACTGGGAATCCATACGCGATGTGGGTCTGTCCGATGCCTCAGGGCGCGGACCAATGCAAGCCAGTCAACTAGAACAAGAACAATTTCCATTTTGAATTAACTAGGAAGGGTGCCGATGAGAACTCTAGTACGTTCAGTAGGACGAGCCTCTATCGGAGGGGAACCCCTGCCTAGTTCGTTCAAAGCATTCGAAGCGAATAAGATTATCATTCGTCGTTCAGAAGTTTCTATGTTTGCAGGAGCCCCTGGAGCAGGTAAGTCTACACTAGCCTTAGCGCTAGCACTCAAGACCAATGTTCCAACTCTATACATATCTGCGGATACTAATGCACACACTATGGCAATGCGCCTGGCATCAATGATTTCGGGGAAGAGTCAGTCAGATGTAGAGCAGAAACTTAATACTGATGTTGGTTGGACTAAAGCAGTCCTCCAAAAAGGAAACCATATAGTCTGGTCCTTCGAATCATCACCAACCTTAGAAGACATCGATGAGGAAGTCCAAGCATTTGAAGAGTTGTGGGGATGTTCTCCGCACATGATTATCTTGGACAACCTCATGGATGTTGCAACAGACGGAGGCGAAGAATTTGCTTCTATGCGTGCAATTATGAAGGAGTTGAAGTTCCTTGCGAGAGACACTAACGCTGCGATTGTGGTATTACATCACACTTCGGAAGCAGTTCCTGGAAATCCTTGTCAACCAAGAAGTGCTATCCAAGGCAAAGTATCCCAACTACCTGCGCTTATATGCACGCTTGGTACCGTTGGCACATCGATGGGCGTGGCATCAGTCAAGAATCGCTACGGAAGAGCAGATGCGAACGGAAGCCTCATGACATGGTTAGCATTTAATCCAGAGTACATGTATATAGACGATATTCCAGAGAACGCCTAATGCTTAGGAATGGTGCTTATAAAAGAAAGTGTCAACGTTCAGGGTGTGATGAAATAGTTTATCTAAAGGCTGGCATCAGATATCCAATTATTTTATGCCAAGATTGTAGGACATCGGAGTGGGCAAATGACAACTAGGAAAAGCCATAAGGCTAGAGGAGCAACATTTGAAACTGATATACGTGATTGGTTCCGTAATAACGGTTATGATGCTGAAAGACTCGCTCGCACAGGTGCGAAAGACGAGGGCGATGTTGCGGTTAGAGCAGACTTCCTCGGCAGCATTGGGGTCATTGAATGTAAAGCCCCAGGGTCGGGCAACGCTATTGACCTCAGCGGTTGGACGAAAGAGGCTCAAACAGAAGCAGCGCATTATGCGCAAGCAAGGGGCAAGAAGCGCGACGAAGTACTAGCAGCCGTAGTAATTAAGGCAAGAGGCAAGTCCATTGACGATGCGTATTTAGTTATGAGGTTAGGCGATGTATTTGGTGGATGATTTACCAGATATAGTAGCGGTGTTAAAGCACTACGGTGCTAACATTAACCGCTCATCTGGTCAAGTAAATATTAAGTGTCCGTTTCACAATGATAGTCATGCAAGTGCTAGTTTTAATACAAAACAGAATATTTTTAATTGCTTCGCGTGTGGTATGCAAGGCAATAGCATTCAAATAATTGCCAAACAAGAAAGGTGCGACATACGTGAAGCAAAGTCTATCGCAGAAGGAATTACTGGGGAGAGCAACGAGCAAGTACGCGGGAAGCATCTCTCTGGCGGAAGATTACCTAGTAAGTCGGGGAATAACAAAGGAAGTAGCGCGTCTGGCGCGATTAGGCGTAGTAGAGGAGCCTGAACCTGGACACGAACAGTACACGGGACGGCTTAGCATTCCGTATATCACAAAGACTGGCGTTGTTGACCTTCGTTTCCGCTCTCTTAACCCTGCTGTTGAACCGAAGTATATGGGTATGGTCGGTGTTGATACTCGCATGTACAATGTACTTGATATTGAAGTTGCTGGCGACTGGATTGGAGTCTGCGAGGGAGAACTGGACACGCTTACAATGTCTAAGTTGGTTGGAATTCCCTGCGTTGGCGTTCCTGGAGCCAACAGTTGGAAGAAGCACTATAC